AGAGTGGTTAAACTATCAGCTTGGTGAAAAGCTGCTGCGCAAGTTTTATCGACCAAAACAGACTTTCTTTAGGAAAGGCGGCAGAGCAATAATCCTAGGCAATGGGATTTCTAGAACTAGATTTCCTCTGACAAGATTAAATCTGTCAAACAAGCACAAGCGATTAGATGGTTACAACGTGATCTACGGTTGTAATCGTGCCTTTGCAGAGCAAGGTGATCTAGATTTCCTGATCATGACCCACAGGCTGTTGGCAACCACGTTGCCTAAGGATCTGCACAACATCACCTATACCACCCAAGAAACGCAGAGGGCCAATCCAGATATGGAACTGATTCCCATGCTTCAGAGGATGGATGCAGGCACGGCAGCAGCATCAGTGGCTTGTTTCCATGGAGCAGATAAGATATTCTTGTTTGGTTTTGATGGACAGCCCTTGCCCACTGAAAACAACAACATCTACGCAGGTCAAAGATGGTATGGCAACAATGATGAAACCGTCAATGACGCAGATTGGCAAGATAACTTACACAAGCTGATGATCTGCTACAAGGACGTCACGTTCTATCGCATAGATGCTAATCCGCCCAACGCACGACGCCAGACTGTGTTGCCCAACTATAGATTAATAACTTTCAATGATTTCGTCAGCCTGGCTGATCTCTAGAGCCACGCATGCTCGTTGATGCTGCGAAACTTGGCCTTGAGCTCTTCCATGTTCATGCTGTTGAACAGACCGGGGTGCAGGGGCTTAGGCAACCCATCTAAGCAGGTCCAACAATAGCCCTTGTGCTCATCGTTGAGCAGAGGAATGAATTCCTCAGGCACCACACATACGAATGTGTGATACTCAAATCTCGTGTCGGGTGATATGAAAAGATCTATGGGTATGGTCTTGAGTATGTGTGGTTGTAGGCCAAGCTCTTCCTTGGTCTCCCTAGTGAGGCAATCAATGATGCTTTCACTTTTTTCTACCTTGCCACCAACTATGCCCCATGTGTCAGCATAGCGATCAGCTGACCTAAGCAGGAAAAGATAACGATGTGAGCTGGCAGAATAGAACAGCGCACCGGCTGCTTTTATAGGACTAGGCTCCACTGTCCTGCTGGATACTCGCCCTCGAAACTCTTTTGCCATTGCGTGCCGGTCCACTTGTATTGTATGCCTGTCGTCAGGTTTGTCATGTATTCAGTTTTAGTTATACCTGATGCATTCCATGCCACCTGCCAGGTGGTTCCCGTGTAGCTGATGATGTCATTCGCAGATGCTACGAGATCCTGGCCTGCGTTGTTCTTCCATCCATCGGCGCCATCGAAACTGGTATCACCGATCTTACCGGGGTTGATATCATTGAGTATGAGATAACGCTGTCCTGCTGCTGCCGCAGGCAGGCCGTTGCCGGGGTTGGATCTCAGGGGATCGATGATGGCATTCACAGGCGGCATGCTGTTCTGAGGTATGGTGTCGATGTCGACGGTGAACAGCAACACAGAAGGATCGCTGGGATGCTGCGCCACGGTTCCTACTATCTCGCTCACTGTGTCGGGATTGTCTTTCCTCAATCTCAGCTGGCTGATGCCATTGGTCAGCTGACCAAACGTCTGTATCACAGGATCCCAGTTGATAGGGTCATTGGGATTGCCAGGCATAGCTGTGGTGTCGCTGCTCCTTGTCAGTGGATAGTTGCTGGGCAATAGTGTGGCTTGGCCGTTGAGCAGCAATAGGTTGTAGCCCAAAGGCGTGATGTATTGCCTGTTCCTCAGCAGGTTGCTGGCAGTCACTATGTCCTCATTGAGATTACCGGTGCTGGCATCATAGATGCTGTTGATGATGGCTTGGATCACGCCCAACTTCTTGATCTTGGCAGGTGCACTGATCCAAATAGGCACATAGAAGCTGAGAGTTGACACGTCTATCGTGTCATCCGTTCCGACTGGTATGCTGCGTGAGCTCCATATCACATTGTCTAGATGGATGTAGCTCAAGCTGGTCCAATCGATGAAGTTATCGGTGCTCTGTATCTCCAGATCGGGATTGAACAAGGGCAATATCTGTTCCAGTATCTGTAGCTTCTGCTCTGTGTTTGAAGTCCATATGTCCACGTTGACATTGAGCTCATAGGGCACAGGCATCAATCGTTCTACCGTCAGCGCATTGCCTTGATAGATGCTGAGCGTGGATTCGTCTGCGGCTAGCCTACGTTCCCTCACGCTGACCTTGCTCACGAACGTAGGATCCTGCGTCCTTTCTCTGTCATATTCCAAGCTGGTGATATACACGCTCATGGCAGGCACTGAGCTCAGCTTGTTCTCAGAGTTTTCCTTGATGATAGCTGATGCCATCCTAGTAGGATCACCATAGCGCACAGGCACCCTATAGAGCGTGGTATTGCCGTTGGCATCCTTGCCAAACTCCACGTTGAAGTTCGAGAACACTGCGATGATCTGCTGGAGAAACCTTCGAACTTGCTTATCATAGAAGAATGTGCTCATGTCAGTCTGCCTGTGCCTTTAATGCTTGGCTCAAAGTCTGCCTTTCTTGGACCAACGTGCCGTCTGAGAACAGCCTGGTCGCACTATTGTTTATGAAACTGCTCTTCTGATTATCGCTATAGGCAGGAAGCTGGCTGGTCCTTACCGCATCCTGCACTTTGACCCATTTCCTGCCATCAAACCTGAACAGCCTATTAGGGAAATAATCCAATCTGAGGAAGAAATCACCTTCTGCGGCATTGGCAGGGAAAGCTATGCCAGTGGATACAGGGAATCCATTTGGAGCATAGATATCACCTAATAGGTATCCGCTGTAACCAGATTTGGTAGGACTGATGGTTTCGCTATTGGCCAACCACTTGTCGCTGTCTGCACGGATACCGGTGGCATCTGCTAGAGGCACTTCATAGATGTTAGCTGCACCATCATCTGTGGTAGGCAGCGTGAACAGCTGGGTAGTATCGTATCCTGCCTTTGGCACTTCAGCCAATGCTTGATTGACGATAGCGTCATTGATTGCGATTTCTTTGTTGTAGGTGCTGAGCATGTCCTTGAGGGTGCTGCCGTCACCTTGCCCAGCATCCATGTTCAGTATCTCGCGATACTCTTGGCCATCCACGAGAGGTATGCACTTGACTCGCCAGAGGTGCGGCCACCAAGTTGGACTATAGCCCTCGCTGGCCTTGGCAGCATCTTGGACCACATAATACCTGCGCAGGGGAGCGATATCAGCATCCAATGGATAGAAATCCTTGAGGTGCGGTAATTCAAGCACGTCGCCTGCTATGATCTTCCTTCCCATTGATTCCGTCATGTCATTGAGATGAAAGGTTATAAACAGGGTATCGTTCTGTAGGAACAGCCCAAACTGGCTGAGATCAAAATCTATGTCTGAAGTGCTGTAGATGCCCCTGAGGTTATACACTGAGGTATCGTATTTGCGGTCTCTGTTTTCGAGGAACAGCAGATCTTGTATGTTCTGCTCGCTCACAGTAGCATAAGTGGGCTGTGTGAGATCATCGTTGTCTATGCCAGATGGGGCGCCTAGATACTTGTGGACATTGATCGTGGTCCCTCCCAGCGTGAACATTTCGCGGATGCGCCCGTCGAAGAAGCGGTAATCGTTAGTGTGAGCGCCTTCTTTCCAGAGCGAGATTCTTGGCATGGACAGTCCTTTACGGGATATTTATTGGTTGACAGCACCCTAGGGCATGCTATGTTAAGCACATGGGAGATATGACGCCGATCCACTTGTCCATATTCCAATATGATGAGATCCAAAAGGATCTCAGGGGTCAGCATGGCATAGTATCCATCATACAGAGCTGGAAGAAGCGCGAGCTGGGCTGGACCCCCGCCGTGGAGCATCAATATCACCAAAACATGAGGGTCCGCATCGACTTTTGGGACCCTGATGCTAAGACATTGTTTTTGTTGCGGTATTTCCAATATGTAAGTGTTTGAAATAATTGGATTATTTCCTCCAATCTTTTTGGTTGACGCTGCTCTGCTCTGTGCTATTATGTGAACATGAAGCAAAGACTGTTCATAGCACTCACGCTGTCGTTTGTTACGGGTCTTTTCGTTAGCCCGTTGCTGTTCGCTGTGGGCATGATCTGTATTTTGGAAGGGGTTAGAAATGTCCTCTAAACGGAATTTCGTTGCAAAGGCTCTTCGGACGCCCAAGTTCCGCCAGCGCATCGTGCGGGACCGCAAGGTATATACTCGCAAGCACAAGCACAAAGGAGCAGAATGATGGGTTACTATGTCTATCACATCAAATGGCCCCGTGAGGATCGCAAGTTCCACAAGACCAAGAAAGGAGCAGCGATCAGCATGGCCAAGCTCAACAACCGCTTGCTCCGCGAGGACCGTTGGATACCCACTTTGGGTGACATGAAGCAGGCTCCGTATGCCTGGGCCGAAGAGAATTATTTCGAACAGAAGTTTGGGAGCAAGCACAATGGCTAAAGCAGCATCCAGCATTGACAAGATAGCGGCCGCAGCCGCCGCAGGCAAGAACACCAAGCTGAGAAGCAAGTATAGCGAGATGGACCTCAAGGCCACGGGTAAGCTGCCTGAGTGGGCTGATCAAGATCGCCTCACCCCTGAACAGTTCAAGGTCCGTTGGCGGCAAGCCAGATACTTCTATTACTACCATCATGACATCAAGGAATTGCGTCCCTTCATCGTGGCTGTCTACGGCAAGGACTGGAGCAAGAAGCAGATCAAGGACTTCAACAAGGTCAAGGACTGGCAGATCAGCATGCCGCTGGCCACAGCCTGCAAGGTCCATTTGGACGGTGCTAAGTGGGAAGCTGAGACCAAGGAGTTCTGTGATCGCAAGATCGATGAACTGCTCAAGGCCGGCGCGGGCATCGTTGACGAGGACGACAAGCCCAAGGAAGAACCCAAGAAGGTAATCGGTATCCAGGATCGTCTCAAGGACATCAAGAACGACATCATTGGCGAGCTAGAAGAGCTCGAAGATGGGTTCATCACCACGGGCAAGCTGCCCACAATGAACATCATGAACTGGCTGCGCGCCAAGAGCGTCCCACAGCAGATCATCCCTGACATGATCGACTTTTATGCCCAGAGGTTGGCTTTCATGCTTGAGGTCAAAGAGGGCAAGGATGCACAGCTCAAAGAGGGCTATGCTCATCTCAAGAAGAAGGATCTTGACAACTGGATCAAGTGGTATAACGACATCGTCACTGATCTCGATGGTTACAAGCGCGCCAAGGTAGCGAGCCGCAAGCCCCGCGCCCGCAAGCCTGTGAGCCCCGACAAGCTCACACGCAGATTAAAGTATGCCAAAGACTTCGCAGAGCTGGGATTGACCAGCGTGTCACCCAAGGATATCATCGGGGCAACCACGCTGTGGGTCTACAACACCAAGACCCGCAAGCTGGGTGTTTATCATGCCAGCACCATCGATCAGCAGCTGAGTGTCAAAGGCAGCACCATAGTTGGCTGGGACCCTAAGGTGTCAGTGGCCAAGACCCTGCGCAAGCCTGCGGAACAGATCAAGGCGTTCAAGGACAGCGGCAAGGTCCAACTGAGGACCTTCCTCACCAAGATCAAGGCCACGGAGATCAAGCTCAACGGGCGCATCAACGATCAGGTGATCTTGCTGAGAGCGGACAAGTAATAAGATAGGGAGTCTTCGATAATGGGCATGTTTCTGCTGTTGCTAGCGATAGGCATATGGATTGGGATACACGTCATCGCTTGCGCGATGATGGGCACAAAAGTGGCTTTGACAGTCGCTGGTCTATTCCATTTCATCGCTCTGTTACCCTTGTTCCTGATGAGGGAAGGGTTTGCTCTAACAGTGATCTTAGACGTGATATTCACTTTCGCTTTATTTGCCACAGCCATTGGATGGGACGATCAAGGCAAGGGCCCTGGGAACAATGACCGCGGATCAGGAGGCGGTGGATCAGGCGGCGGCGGAAAGTTCCTAAGAAATGTGGGTATCGCAACAGTAGGTGGTTACTTTATCGGTAAAAAGTTCTATAAGTCTTGACATTCCATTCATAGGGGTGGCCCAGCATAAATATGAGCATGGCCACCCTTAACGAACTCAAACAAGAAGTATTTGATTATGT